GATAGTTTTTGTCTTTTAGTAAAAAAGTCAAGTAATCCCATTATATATGAATTTTAACAAAGTTAGACAATTTATCCTAAAATACCGACACCTCAAATTTAGGCTTGGTTAAATGTGTAAACACGGCATACCTACAAGCATCCATCAAGTCATCATTTGCCTTTACAGGTTCTTCAATTACGTTATCGTTTTTATCCTTTTTCCATTTATAAGACATAAACTCCCTTCTTAGGTTTTTGCTATTGTAATGTAAGTTTATTGGATAAGACTTCATCTTTACTATACCTGCCCATACATCTTTGACGGCTGGTTTAATGTTAAACCCTTGTCGGTAAAGTTCCTCAATAGATTTAGGCTCGGCAGCATCCGCATATATTGTTGCACGTTCTGGTAGCTTCTCCTTAATCAATCTTGATAGGTCGCTTAAAGTTAATCCGCTTTGATAAACTATTTCCTCAAAGTAGTTTTGTCCTTCGTGATGCGTAACCTTAACTAATGCAGCTGGGTGAACATAACCAAAGTCCAATCCATAGAACACATCGCCATCTGGTGCTTCATCGTATTGTTTCCATTGAGTATAAACAATTTCTTTTGCTGCTCCTCTTTCTCCTAAGCCATACACTTTCCACATAAAGTCATCTGGCAAGTCTTTGTATTGCTCAATGTTTTTTATTTGGCTTTCGCTTAAGTTAGTTATGTTGTTTAAGTATGTAGAATGGATGCGCTTGTTCTTTGGGTTATCAGCTACCTCATATACCCAAGAAATAAAGTCGGCTGGATTCCAGTCTAAGAATGCTTGTCCAGTTGTACGAATCAAAAGCTGGTCAAACAATGCCTTACTAATAAGGTTTGCCTCGTTTACGAATAGTATATCCCTTGCTGGTCCTTTTGCTTTGTCAGGGTCTTCAAGACCAAATAACTCAATGTAAGAGCCGTTCTTAAACGTATAAATGAAATCAGTATAACGGAAACTACTTTCATCCCATAAATTCCATTGCTCCATTATCATTTTAAAATCCCTATAAACTCCACGCTTGATATGTGGTAGGGAATGAGATACACACGAAATCCTTGTATTGGGTTTGCTTGAAGCAATATGGATTAGTAACTGAACAACGGAATAGCTTTTGCTTGACCTTGAGCCTCCTTCATTACAAATTATTGGATAACCTTCCTCATATGCATTTTTATTAGCATAAAAGACAGGTGTTCCTCTAATCTTTAATTGGTTCACATCCTGCATCTGGTTCTATTATAATTTGGACATTACCTCTAACATCAGCGTTAATGTCGGTTGTTTGTTTTGGTTTACCTTCTAATCTATCTACTACTGCCTCGTATGCTCTTTGGTCGCCTTTCAATGCCTTGCTAATCATTTGCATATCCATTAACTCAAGTACAGTAAAATCTTCTTCTTCGCCTGTTATTGGGTTGCGTTTCTTTTGTACTAATTCAAGTAATCTAAGTAAACGAGTCTTACTATTTTGCACACCTTTAGGTCTACCATTAGGGTTTCCGCTTACTCCTTTAGTGAATTGTGTTTCTATATTTGGGAATGCCATAAGTTACCTGTATTTTACCTGTATTACAAAGATATGCCACAATTAGGGCAAACCTTTCCTTTTTTAGTATTGTCTATTGATTTTGGTTCTTCATTTGTTGGAACTAAGAAATCAACATTAATTCCCCAATCGCATAAATCTCCAACTTCCCAATCATCATTTGCTAACATATCCATATCCCACATTCCATAGTGAGTGTTATCAATTACAAGTAATTTCTTTTTTTCTTTCTCTGTTAAGTTAGGCATTTTGATAACAGGTACATCTTGGATTCCTAATTCTAAACAAGCACGATACCTTTGGTTACCTCCTAAGATTACATTGTTCTCATCTATGATTAACGGCTTTGCTTCAAGTAACTTTGGGTCTTCTTGAATAGACTTAACCAACTTAGCAAAGTCATCCCCATCAATCTTTCTTGGGTTGTTAGGATTAGGTTTGATTTCGTTGATGTTCATTATCGGTTCTTTGTTGGTGTTCGTATTGAAATAATACTATCTACTTTCTTCTCTAAGTTTTCATATCCTACCCATTTGCCACACTTAGTGCATTCAAATTGGGTTTCTTTTATCTTACCAAACCATACATAGCCTTCGGTAACTGTACCGCATTTACAAGTATATAGCTTCTTTCCGTATGTGTCTTTCATCGACCTTGTCTGTTATAAGGTTTAACTGCTTTGTCCTTTGGACCAGATGTCTTTTTGTATTTGCCAGTCTTTCTTTTGCCAAAGGATACTTTTCCTGTGTTACTTAGCTTCGCCATATTTATTTATTAAATCTATTAATTCTGCTCTTGTCCATTTCTTTAGCCTATTGTTTACCGCTTCAAACTCTAACTCCTTCACCGCTTTTTCACCTATTCTTTCTACAAGTCCTATTCGGTACATTGCTTGGTTGCCGTGCTTAAACATATTGCATCCAGCACATTGTAAATGGATATTCCATTCGTTAAACCTTAAAGCCGAATACCCTTTAACTGTAAAGTAGTGTCCAGCTTGATTACCATTATAGCTTCCGCAACTAATACAAGGTAACCCTTCATCTCGTTTCCTTATATACGCATTTACTACCTTTTGGGTCTTTTCTAACAACTTGGGTAAAGGTATCAATGGCATAAAGCAAAATTAGGGTTACTTTTTCAATCTAACAACACATAATCTATCGTTATGCTTGTATCGTTTTTTGTTAATTGGGTTCATATAGGTCATTATCGTTTTGTAGTCAGTACCTAAAAACCTAATCGCCTTTGCTATTGACCTAAACCATATTTCTTCTTTTGTATCTAAATAAATTAATTTAACCTCAATGTTGTTGTCTATTCCTGTCATCTAAATAATCGTTTTAATTCAAAGTATAAATGTGCAGTTAAATAAATGCAACAAGCTAAAGGAACACTGATAATCGTAAACTTTAGCAATTCGTAAATAAATGTTAATTGTTTCATAAGTTTAAAAAACCACCCCAAGTTCCCTAATTACTATCTTGGTTAAAAATATTTAATTCTTGAGGTGGCTATAATTGGTTTTGTAAAAATAAGTACAAAGTATATCTTTTGCACTCAAAAGCCATAGTATTTAGCAACTCCCAGCCTCTTTTAGCAGACTTCTCCCAGTTTTCGTACAATGCCTCAATAATTTCATCATCTTGTATTTTAGGTATCTCTACTGGTTTAGGTTCTACATAGGTCTTTTGTCTTACTTGCAAAGCTATCGGCTTATATGCAGCCATCACATCCCCAAAGAATTTAGGGGTAAACATAATCGCTTTGTCAACCGATAATTTACCCATTGCGTAAAGTTCAAAAGCTACTCCAAGTTCTTTTAGTTTGAAGTTCCCATAGTTTTTAATAACAAATTCGCATAAAAACTGAAATAACTCTATTGTAGGTGTTTGACATCCGCTTAAAGCAATACAGGTCTTAAGGTGTTCTTTTACCTCAATTGGTGAGCATCTACCCACACTCATTGTATCTAAAGCAACTGCAACCTTTAATTCATCTGGTTCAAGTTTATTATAGATTTCTAAGGGCATTAGATTGCTGCTCTGTAAAAGTTGGTTTGCGATTGTAGCTAATTCCTGTTGCATTTGTTTCGTTTTTAAGTGCAAAAAAACCCTTCCAGCCTTTTGCTAATGATTGTTCAATTATTTGTAGTGCAATTTGTTCATCACCATTTGATAGTTTTACCAAGTCTTTTAAAGCTGCTTGTTCGCTTTGTGGAGTAGCGTATGTAAACTTAAATTGTTTTCTTTTAAATTCCTTCCACATTTCCCAATAATTTAAAAATTCTTCGCTATCAAATGGCATTGTTACCATTACCTTAACCTTATCCTTAACCATTACCTTATCCATAACCATATCCTTGTCCCCTTGCAAGGGGCTTATAAGGGGCTTGTAATTATCAATTTGTTCTTTATACCTTTCTAAATTTTTAATTATTCCTGTATGCGCTTTGTTGTTTTCACTTAAACCGCTTGGATATTGGAACTCAATAAAACTTGGGATAAACCATTTAGTATTATTTTCTAATGGTATTATCTTATCTATAAAATATTCTAATGCCTTTTTTTCATCTAACTTTTCGCCAATCCTTATTTGTGCAACTTCTATATCAACTTGCCAAATTCCAGAATGGTCGCAGTCATCACAAATGTATAACCAAAGTAGCTTGTAAGGGGCTTTTAAAGACCTTATAAAAGGTTTTTTCCACTTTTCTGTGTCTGTAAATCTCTTTGCCATAAAATAAAATAGCCCCATCAGATTCCCCCCAGTCGCATTGGGGGTTCAAATCAAGGGCAATAAGTTGCTAATAGGTATGCGACACCTAATACAAAATTACATTAATTAACCGAATACTGTGCTATTTGCTTCTTATTTTTTAGCTTAATAATGGTAGTTTTTATATTCATACCATCGTTTCTAAGGTCTGCTATTCGTGCTGCTAATCTAAAGCATCCGAACTTGTTTAAAGCATCAATAGGGGTTAATTTTCTACCTTTATTTAGGTAGTTAGCAATTTGTTGGTTTTGGCTCATAGTTGTAGGTTTTAAATTTGCGCTTAACGTTGTCGCCCAACGTGGGGGTTAATATCAGAAGGGCAAATCGTCCTCGCTTTCTTGTTGGTTTACGGCAAATTCCTTTTTACCTGTTGGTGCGTTATAAGAAACTTGCTTACCTCTGCCACAGTAGTTTTTCTTAGCTTTTTCTGCTCGTTCCTCCATTGTTTGGTTATTCCATACTGTGTGAGTGTTTCCTTTTTCATCTGGTTGCTTTAAAAAGTCGGTAGCTACGTTTGCGTAGTGTTTGCCGTTTTTAGCTTCTTTCCAGTTAATTTCCTCTTTGCAAATGTTTAATACAATCATTGTTTTAAGTTTAATGTTTATTTAATTGTTCTTGTTCTAATGCTATTTCGTTTTGTCTATCTTGTTCTAAATCCTCCTCATCTTCTTCTTCTTCCCAGTCGCAATGTTCTAAACAATCTGGACAAATTCCAATTTCATCCATATCGGTATATGCTCCGCAGCAAGTTGAATAAGGCATAATTAATCGTTTAAATAGTTTTCAAATACCTCAAATTTATCAGCTAACATTTGTATCTACTTTGTAATTCCAGAACTTAACATTCTCTCTTAAATCCCATAGTTTATTTATTGGTGTCATAAAGTTTGTTTTTTCTTGGTAAATAATTTAGTTACATCTTTAGTTGCAAGTTCGCTATTTAGTGCATAAAGTTGGCTTAATTCAGTAGTATTTATACATAAATCAATCGCTAACTCTAAGTCCTCTAAGTTTTCGTGCGTCTTAATATAGGCTGGGGTTTCCTCTGTTGATTGTGCCATTTCATCGCCTGTGTAAAGACCGCTTAAATCTTGTGGGTAAGCCTTTCTCAAAGCTAATGCCTCTGCAACTTTGCTTAACATTGTATGTGGCATCTTTGCCCATAAACCCATTGGTTTGCCATCGTTTGTTCTTTGGCAATATTCATCCCAATAAGCCACACCTACCGATGCTTCATACCTTGTTTCTCCGTGAAATCTAAATACTGATACTTTACAAGAAACTAACACACCATCAAGTTCAGTAAAGATTGGTTCGCTTTGTCCGCCATAGTTTCCACTACGTTCAGCAATTACTCGGAATCCATCGATACTTGTTTGGATTGTCATTTTCTTGCTCCATCCGTTTGGTGTTTTAACGTTCCTGTGGATGCAATAAATTTGCCTTGATAACGCATCTAATCCTGTGCGTTGTGCTTGATACAAAAAGAGTTTAAGTTCATCAACTGTTGCCTCTGGAGCAATCTGTGATTTAATCAACTCTACTTGGTCTTTCGTGTACGAAAGTTGTGGCTTTTTAGCCAGTTGTTGGTCATTCATATTGGTTGGTTTTAGAGTTTAAAATTAGGTACTTTAGTGTTAATAACCAAATTAAAGTAGCACATTTAAGTTGAAAATGTCAGTTTTTATGGTATCATCGAACTTATTTGATAGTTGTCCTTTAATTTTAGAGATTGAGTGCAAAACTGTGGTTCTATCCCTATTGAAGATTTTGCCTATTTCCTCACCATTTAAAGCAGTCTTTTCCTTAGTGAAATACATAGTCATTTGCCTCGCCAAAGTAACCTCCTCACCTCTATATTTGGACATCATTTGTCCATATTTAATCTGGTAGTAATTACATACTTTTTCGGCTATTTGAATCGCATACTCTTTTTGTTGTTCCTTGTCCATTCGTATTGTTTTTATATTTAAGTGTTTGTCTAATAAATCCTTTAATTGATTTATCTCTTGCTTTAATTTTTTGTTCTTATCTCGCAAAACCTCTATTTCAAGTTCTGCCATATAAGTTTTATGCACTTCTCTCATAGTAATTCAATTTCTTGTTTAATTTGATGCCAATAACTTAATTGATTAGCCCACATAGATTCAGTATCATCATAATAAATAGCCAATATCTCATCTACTAATATTAATGCACATTTTTTGGCTTTAACTTCATAATCACATTCTCGGCAACTAAATAACATAGATTCTACTAATTGTTTTGCTCGTTCTTTTGGTATCATATTAAAAATGTAAAAGGTTTATTGGTAACATAAAGTCCTCTGTTAATGTATATAGGTCAAGGATTAAGTAATGGTAGCTTTTAAGGATTCTACGTTGAACATCATTCATCCTTGCAATTTTGATTAGTAAGTCTTCTTCGCTAATCATTGTTCTTGTATCATCCAAACCTCGCCTCCATTCGGCTAAATCAGCCTCAAATAGATTTTGCCTTCCCTGTGCTTGTTTTAGCAATTCCAGTAGCATTGTTGCTCTTTTGTGCAACTTCAGTTGTTTCTCTTGATAGATTAGTTTGCTCATATTGTTTTAGGATTTTATAAACCAACTTACTAAGCGTTATGCCTTTGTTGTCGGCTTCGGTTTGCAGATTAGTCTTTATTTGGTTGGTTACTAATGTTGTTATTAGGGTTTTCATAGATTTCATTAATGCCTTTTGCTAAGTCTAAACAGGCTTGTACTGTTTCTCTTACATAGCCATCTTTAGGCATAGTTAATAATTTAGTTTCTAAAGTGTGGATATAAAGTTTAATTGGTGTCATACTAAATGTTTTGAAGGATTGCGGTAATTAAAAATGCCACGCATACAATAATAAATGCGTAAAGCGGTTTGATGCTTTCAGCTTTGTAGCGTTCGTTTGCTTTCTCCTGTGGAGTTTTTAGTCTGTTCATATTGGTTGTTTTGGTTTATAAAATTGTGCGTTTATTAGTCGCACCCCTAACTTATTTTATTTAATCAGAATGAACATAATCAAGTTCAATTCTTAATTTTTCAATTTGCTTTTGTACGTTTTCATAATTAAATTTACTTAATGGTAAACCCATATATGGTTCAATTTCATATCCCATACCTACCATTAATTCAAGCATCTTTGCTAATAATTTTTTCTTTTCTGTTGGTGTTAATTTTTTCATATTGGTTTGTTTTTGTTTACGAAATCAAAGATAGGGTAAAACCTTATAACTTTATCAAACAAAGCAAATATTTGTGATAAGCGGTAAAAAATAGGGGATGAATGGTAAAAATGGCATAAAAAACCCCGAAATAAGAATAAATCGGGGTTAAACCTAAGTTCTCCAATATGAATTGCAAATATATATAAAAAACCCCACCTTTTTAGGGGTGAGGAACTATGAACCAACAACTATTTAGAACCATCCTGTAATGGCACATCATTTGAATTATCAACCCTTCTGTAACCTTGTTGCCACAATATGTTACATAAAGTTACGCTTTTCTCTATAACCTCTTCTTCTGTATCATCTGGATTTTGGAGATGCCCAACCTCGTGTAGCAATATCTCCAGATGCTTTTTACCTTTTAGCCGTGAGTCAATATACACAATACCATCGCTTTCAGCAATGCCGTGTGCTTGTTCCCTACCGAGTTTTTTATGTATTACTTTAATTTTCATCTTTCATTAGTGCTAAATCTGGTCTGTCTATTTCTTTAAATATTAAAGTTTCGCCACCTCTTATCTTGCCTAATGTAATCTTAATCTCTTGTTCTAATTGGTGTATTTCTTGTAACTTAGAAACCAACCATTGCTCTTGTTGTAGTGCGTTCAATTTTGCGAAGTTTTTTGGGTATCTCATATTAGAATATTTTGTTTTTATAGATTCTTTTGTTTTGTACTGAATAATAACCCTCTACATCCTTTTCTAATATGGCAAACCCTTGTGAATAATTATCAACGTGCTTACAATATTCTACGTTTGGATGCATCAAATGTCCTGTGGTCCAGCAAGTAAATACTTCTTCATCAAATTGATTCTTGGTTGTGTAAGATTGTACTTGATGAACGTGAGAAGCTATTGCCGACTGCTTAACCCTATCATATAAGGTCTTAGCTGGGTTTACACCGCTTCCCCTTCTAAATGTTGTATCTCCGTGAATAATTGGTAGTTTGCCGAATTTAACGTGGTCTATGTTCTTAATAGGAATAATGTTAAAAGTATTTAGCATTAATATTTCCTCAATCTCAAACTTACCATTTAATCCTAATAACTCTGGTGCTTTGGTTCGCATATACCTTTCGTAACGAAACTCGTGGTTTGCATCTAAGTTATAATAAATAGGAATCAATGGAAAGGTTGCTCTTATAAATCCAAGCATCTCAATAATAGCTTCATATTCCTCATCAAACTTTCTTACACGAGGGTCTTTCTGGAAGTCGCTTAATTGGTAGAAATCAACCAAATCTCCATTAATAAATAATGAATCAATCTTTTGGTCCAGTAAGTATTTAAAACAAACATCAATCGCCTTTGGGTCGTGGAATGGCACTTGTAAGTCGCTTATGAATCCCATTTTCTTAATAGACAAAGGCAAAAAATAAACAACCTTCTCCTCAACCCAAGTAGGTGGTTGCACAAAGTGTGAACCTGTACGCTTAAAATCTTCTATGTATTGTGTGTTCTTACCTTTTGCTGCTCTATCCTCTCCGACTTTACCCCTGTAATAACGTATCAAGTATCTAACGTTTTCTTGATTGTCAAAGTGTGCAGATTGCTCCTTCATAATCAAAGAAGCTAAAGTGTTAGATGGCATCCATTGAGGATATTTGGCT